TTTGCATAAGCTCTCCATACAGAAAGTCTGGGTAGGTTCCAGTTTCTCTATGGAAAATGACCACGACCGTTTTGGCGAGTCGGTGATTCACATATCTCGGATGGTCACACGTCTTAATATTTGTTAATATTTTATTGTCCAATAGTAATAACTGAAAATATGTCTGGTGGCATTACGCAATTGGTAGCACTTGGTGCTCAGGATAGTCATCTGGTTGGAAACCCAGAGGTCAGTTTCTTCCAGTCATCTTTCAAGCGCCATACTAACTTTTCCAGTGTGATTGAGCGTCAGGTGATCCAGAACACCCCGGCGGCGAGCGGTCTTTCGTCGATCCGCTTCGAGCGCAAGGGCGATCTTCTTTCGTATGTGTATCTCAGTAACACAAGCAGTGCAGGAGCCGTGACCGTTACTAACTGGGACGAGATCGTGGACAAGGTCGAGCTTTACATTGGTGGTCAGCTAATCGACACTCAAAACTTTGAGTATTCTGCTAATATCCATACGGACACGATGGCAAACACTTTCTCCAAGACCAACTTCGGACCGACTCCAGATGTATCTGGTTCAAATGATGGGTACTTTTATCCCTTCAAGTTCTGGTTCTGTGAGAACTGGCAGTCGGCGCTTCCTTTGATTGCCCTCCAATATCACGATGTGGAGTGTAGAATTTATTGGGCTAATAATGCAGCTGTTTCTAATGGCATCGAGGCATGGGCTCGCTACATATATCTCGACGCTGATGAGCGCCGGTCAATGGCAGAGAAGTCTATGGATATGTTGATTCACCAGGTTCAGCGCATTCCTAATCCTGCTTTGAAGACTGCCGATCTCACATTCAATCATCCTGTCAAGTTTTTGGCTTCGTGTGCTAGTGCTTTCGATGCATCAAACACCGTCCTTCTTCAGCTCAATGGTGTGGATGTCGGTGAGAAGAAGCCGGCGGTCCCTCACTACAACCAGGTGTCTTGTTATTATCACACACCTTATGGATCAAGCAGCACTGATCCGGGCGAAGGGTTTGAATCGGTGACCATGATGTTGCCATTCTGCCTTGACTCTTCCAAGCTTCAGCCCACCGGGACGTGCAATTTCTCGCGTATGGACTCGGCCAGATTGGTCTGCAGCAGCGCAATCAATGCCGATATTTATGCGGTCAATTACAATATTCTCAGGGTCCAGAACGGCATGGGTGGACTTCTTTATGCGAACTAAATATCTAAAGTATTATTAGTAATATGTCGGGAGGACTTGCAGAACTGGTGGCGATCGGTGCCCAGGATGCACACATCGTTGGTAATCCCGAAGTAAGCTTTTTTCAATCATCCTACAAACGTCACTCGAACTTTTCCAGTGTGATTGAACGGGAGGTCATTCAAGGCGTTCCTAGAAATAACGGATACTCGACGATCCGCTTTGAACGCAAGGGTGATCTTCTTTCTTATGTTTACCTTGTGGCTAAAGATGCACATAATAGTGTTATAGCTCCAACTTGGACCAATATTATAGATAAAATTGAACTTTACATTGGAGGGCAAAAAATTGACTCTCAGGATTATATTTTTTCGGGTTACATTTACCCTGAAATTATGGCGAGTTCACTTTCTAAGAGTATCTATGGACCAGGTCCAAGTGAAAACGACAATAATAACTTTTTTTACCCCATCAAGTTCTGGTTCTGTGAGAACTGGCAGTCGGCACTCCCTTTGGTTGCCCTGCAGTACCATGATGTGGAGATGAGAATCTACTGGGGAAACAATATCACACAAGCATCGACGGCTTCAATCGAGGCATGGTCCCGGTATGTTTTTCTGGACGAGACCGAGCGTCGCATGATGTCTGAACGACCTATGGATATGCTCATTCATCAGGTACAGAGTATTCCGGCACCGAGAGACAAAACGGTCGAACTTCCGTTCAATCACCCCATTAAGTTTATTGCTTCCGCAGCAAGTGCCTTTGCTGCAGATAAAAAGGTTCTTCTTCAGCTTAACGGTATGGATGTGGGTGAAAAGAAGCAAGCGTATCCTCACTATAATGTTGTTTCTTCCTATTATCATCAGTCACAGACTGGGACGAATATAGGCGACATTGTATATGGATACCTTAGTGTAGGTTTGATGATCCCTTTCTGTCTGGATGCTTCGAAGCTTCAGCCCACCGGAACGTGCAATTTCTCGCGCATGGATTCAGCCAGGATCGTCAATGATTCAAGTATCAACGGTCCTATCTACGCGGTCAACTACAACATCCTCAGGGTCCAGAACGGGATGGGCGGGTTGCTTTACGCGAACTAAATATCTAATAAACTAATAGTAATATGTCGTCTGGCGTTACACTTGTCGCTGCGGGACGGGATAATCCCCTAAACATAAATCCCGACTTTACATTTTTCAGCACTGTCTTCAAGCGCCATACGAATTTTTCTAGCGTTATTGATCGGTTAAATATCAACACGAAACCAAGCAATAATGGTAGTTCAACATCTCGTTTTGAGATCAAGGGTGATCTTTTGTCCTATGTATATTTGGTGTGTGATTCACCCGACAATTTCACGGTGAAACGTGATTGGTCGCAGGTCATCGACAAGGTCGAGTTGTTCATAGGAAATCAGTTGATAGACACCCAGTATTATGAGTATTCCAAAAAGATTGTCCCTGATGTTCAGGCATCGAGTTTGTCACGGAGCGTCAAGGGACCTGACGGATCGACCTCGAGTTACTTCTACCCCTTCAAGTTCTTTTTCTGCGAGGACTGGGCATCGACGATACCTTTGATTGCCCTAAACTACCACGATGTCGAGGTGGTGATTCATTGGGCCGATGACGTCTACGGTCAGCTCGAGGTACAGGCCTACCTCAACTTATTCGCCAATTACTGGAACACATATTTTGAAGACATTCGGAATGCCGTAGCTTCCTATCAGGCTGTCACCATCAGTGCTACGGACGTATATACAGACGTTCAAGCCAATGTGCTACTTTATCAGAGCAGTATTGCGGAACTTGGTGATGATCAATATACAAACCTTCAAGCTAACATCGTGATATATCAAAACAGGGATTATTTATCTAACATTAACAATGTTTTAAGCACAACTCTCGATTATCAAATAGATCCTTTTGATCAATTGAATGATGAAACAATACTTTATCAAGAAGTAACAATACCGTCACAAGATCAATATACAAATATACAGTCAAATATTGTGACATATCAATTAAGCTCCGACAATACAGAAAGATTATTACATGCCTCAAATGTGGTAAATGGTTATAGTAATCTTGTTCCAATTCCTTCATCTACAGAAACTAAAAATTATATAATAAGTTTAAGTAGAGATTTACCACCAGTTTTTCAAATCAATCTTATAAGTCAAGCAACAATTGACTTGCGTCGTCAATCTACATATAATTTTAATTATACGCAAAATATTATTGCCGAAAACCACATATTTCGATTTTCAACTACATCTGATGGTACGCACGGTGGTGGAGTCGAATATACAGAAGGTGTAACTATAAATCAAGATCGCGATCTGACATTTGTGGTTGGTATCGACGCTCCTGATATTTTATATTATTATTGCGTTAATCATTCTGGAATGGGTGGGTTGATAAATATACGGGATGCGTTTTCCGCGCCAACGTCTAATTCAGTAACTGGTTATATTTCTTATGATGATCTTGTTGACAGTAGTTCATCATTCGATGCATCAAATTCCTTGAATGTATTTTTATCAACACTACACAATTCAGAAAGAATAGATCTTTCTTATAATGTTTTAGTAACATGGTCTGACCTGTATTTACTTACCAATGTTCTTACTCAAAATACAACATCAGGGTTTTTAATTTACGATGATGTTTCCGATACAATATCAGATTTTACAGGTTCGAATGTAATGTTACTGGATGTTTCAAATCTAGGTAATGTCCAAAGACGCGAAGAATCAAACGCAGTAATAGACGCTTGGAATATAGCTGATACAGAATTTAATTATTCCAATACATCACCGACGGCAGATTCTATTACGGGTTATTTAACCTATGATGGATTTACAGACAATTCTTCTCAATACGATGCTTCAAATTCTCTTTTAACTTTTTTAAATTCCAATGCAATATCCGAAACATTAATAAGAACTACTATAATAATAGACAGTTATACATCTCTAAGTCCTGTACCAGCTTTATCCGCACCGACATCCAATGCTACATCTGGTTTATTGGTATGGTTGGGAGAAGAAGATACCGCTTCTACAACGTTAGCATCTTCCAATTTAATTTTATATATGGACGAATTTCATTATAGTAATATATTAAATACAGCGGGAAATGTGATTACGAGTTATGAAACAGCAGCACTCTCAAACATACTGAACAAAGATAGTACAACTGGATTTCTCACATTTGATGATAATACAGAAGATTCAAAGAGTGCCTATCCAAGTTCAAATGCACTATATGATTACATGGCAGTGAAACATTTTGAACCGCGTTCACTTCTGGCACAAGATGTTGTAGATGCGTGGAACACTGCAAATGCTATTTACAGTTTTTCAAATACCGCGCCATCCTATGACACCTCAAACGGATTTATTCTTTACGACGCCATCCAGGA